TATAGGCTTACAGTTAGTTGTACTAGATTGAAAGTAAAGAAATGGTAAAGGTATTTTCTATTTCTTGCTCTTCTAATTTTACATAAGTCCATGATTTTGTATTATAAGTTTTGAAGATCAGTTGTAAATTGGCTTTCAATCATTCTAATTTCTGCCACATCGACAGCTAGTTCGATAGCTGCATTGGCAATGTTGGATAAATCTCTAATGGAATCAATGTAAGCAAACATGACAGGCGCATCAGGAGAGCGTTCTACATTATGCTGCTTCCAGACGGGGTAGAGAGTGGTTATCTTGATACCTGCTTCTTTATTTATTTTAATACTTGCATCTTTTCTGTAAGTAACTATGTAATCAATAGGAGCATCCCAAAACTCTTCCTGAATATTCCAAAAATGGTAATCAGAAGGTTTCTCAGGGTACGGTTTGAATTCCCCATTTTTATAGTATTTGAGTCGATAGTGGTCAGCACTTTCAGGCGAATTTGTGATGTCTATATATAAATAACCATATAAAGACAACCCATCATGGTAAGAGTCGGTATCATCTATTGAAGAGGATACTGAGCCATCACTTTCTTTAACTAATATAAATTTCATTTTAAATCTCCGCAAAAAATAAGTATCGTGTCGTATGTACTCGATAAGCTGCCACAAATGCACCAGAGTATTCTGGAGGAATACGTACATAAAGTTTATTAGTTCCAATTTCTCTTGCTTGAGAAAGTTCTGCATAATCTACACCACTCCCACTAGAGTATTCATCCCAATATTGCCACTCCCCAAACTTAGTAGCGCAATTTAAACTAACTAATACTTTACGACCTGCAATAGTTGGAGAAGGTTGAGCAACCCAAAAATCAGTCCCTGTTGTAAATGGTACTACTTGCGTAATTTTTAATGCTTTAGTATTTGAAGAAAATGCTAATGTCCCATCTGCTTTAAAAACGTTTAAACCATAACCATAGGTATAATTTGCAGTAGGTTTAAAAGATAGTGGAACGTATATATAGTAAGTGGTTTGATATGAAGCTGAGATAGTCCAGTGAAGCGGGTCTATATCTTTTATATAGTAAAAACTAGAGGGATACCCTGAATTATCTGCAACAATATTCTCAAATAAATCTATAAATACAAGTGCATCTTTAGTGGGCAGTGTAAGACCAATTCCTGGCTGCATCCAATTACCGTATAAAGTACCAGAGCTATGTAACACATAGTTAGAGTAATCTTGGTCTATTTGGGAAATATTAGCATTGTTTTTAACTTGTAATCCGTGCATATTAATACCTAAAAACTAACATTTTTCCAGACTTCCTAAGACTATTTCTACCAAAATAGTCAATCTCTGTATTTTTCACACGAATGTAGCCTGGCATTATATCTAGCTGTGGTGACATTTGTTGCAGTTGAGGGTAAACATAAAGTTGCAATCCATTTGACATATAGAAAATAAAATTAGGGTCATTAGTATAGTCAGGAATACATTCAACCGCCCATGTACCATCATTAACCATATCGGTTACTGCATAGTTAGCTACAGTAAATTCTTGAGCTGGGCTAGTAGGTGCATCGAGATAATAATTAAACGTAGTGATAAGTCTACAAAGTCTTTCAGACACTTCTAAAATTTTAGCCCCACTAGCCTCAAACACCTGCAATCCATAACTCATGATAAATTACCCAGTTGAACTCTTATAACATTACCACTATCATATACCTTAATTGTATCACCTGTTATCTCCATTCTAGCACCATAATCAGGAACTAAAGATATATACTGACCAAACTGTATTCTATCTATACTAGCTCCATTATCATAGAAGCTAGTAGCAAAATAAAATGAAGTTCCTAATACAGCACTAGAAGTAGCTATAAGAACACCATTTTTATAGTAAGTAACCACTGTTCCAGAGAACTTTATCTCAAATGAATCTTCTACTGTATATACTCCTGTAATACTAGGGGAGAATAGAACATTATCTTCATATAAAGTAAAAGTGCCTGTAGCAGAAAATACAAAACAATGATTTATAGTAGTAAACGAAGCCGAAGCCGTAGGACTTACATCAGATTTCAAACCTATAGCACATGCTTTAGTAGTTGCTGATACTGAGAACTTAACAGCACAGGGACTAGTAAATTTTTCACTACTATAGGCATATGTATCCCAAGCTGTAGTTGCAGTATTTTTAGAAACTATGCTATTATTTTTAACTGCTATACCAAGTAATGTATATGGTGATGCTACAAAAGTAAGTACAGCAGTGCCTGTAGCAGCATTTTGAGTACCTATTTTAATAGCTCCATAAGTAGTCATATTACCAGTTTTATCTAATTTCCAACCTACTTTTGTTGTATTATTATAACTAGATGATGTTAATACATCAGTAATCACACCAGTGCTTATCTGTGCTTCACCAGTTATAACAGCATCAGTTGTATCAATTAAACTAGCCGTAATACTTCCAGCAATTATTTGACTTGCACCAACAGTACCAGCGATAAGTTGGCTACCTGATATAAATGCATCTCCAGTACCACCTTTAATAGTAGTATTATCACCACCAGTATAAGTAGCAATGGGATAACACCCAATACCTACTGCAGTAGCAAGAGTAGGTGTAGCTTGTAAAACTGTAGAACTTACACTCGTATCATAGTAGATGTATATAAATCCAGAACTCCAAGTTGTGCTACCAGCAGTTATTGCTCTTGTAACAGTTTCACCCCCTTTAAGTATAGTACCAGCAGTCCAACTAAGTACATGTGTAGTACTTACAGCAGTAAAGGTCAATCCACTAGCTATACTCCATGTAGCCGCATCAACTGACAATGGAATTCCTGCTTGACTTGTAGAGTAATTCAATCCTGTCTTACCAAAACTATCATAAGCAGCTACCCAGTAGGTATAACTAGAACTTCCAGCAGCAGGTAGACTTACATAAGTATCTATACCACTATAAATCCAATTAGTATCAGATTTTACAAACGACCCAACATCAGCCGTAAGACATTGCCAGATACGGTAGCCAGTTATATCTCTACTAGCTGTTACTGTAGGTTTAATATTAACATACACATTACTTATACCATCTACAAGACTAAAAGTAAATTCACTAATAGCTGGAAGTGGATTACTTATTGTAATTACAGCAGGTAAACTTACATCACCTAATATATCTCTTGAAAAAAACTTTAAATCAAACTGTCTAGTTGCAGCTCCAAAAGCCATTATATTATCATGTAGAGTAAATGTAAATACTCCATCTACCCATATAGATTTCCCTACTGGAACTATAAATGTAGTCTTTAGTAAAGGTATTGTTTCTTTACCCCATACTTCCACAACATAGTCTTTCAGTGCATCAGTTACAGCAATAGTATCATTAACAGTATCATATTTAAACCCTATTGTAAGGTCTGGAGTATCAAACGTATAACCAGTTGTTCCTAAAACATATATATCTTTAGGTGGTTTAAGTGTCGAGTTTGAGACAGCTACACGATAAGCATAGTTAAATATCACTGGGGTAGAGCTTACACTAGATATAGAATTTACACTCCATACTGTTACAGTATAATTTCCTGGTACTGGTTCTATTATTTCATAATATGGAATAGCTATATCTTTAATATATACTATATTATCATTATCCCGTCTCCAACTTAATCTATAAGTTTGTTTATAACTTGTACTAGGCTCTACCCATGAGATTTGAAATTTACTTTTAGAAACTACACCGTCAGATGAAAAGTTAGGTACTATAGTAATACTTGATACTGGACTAGCACCATATTCTAAGTTATTAGCTAAGTCACCACTAGGAAGGACAAGGGCTATATTTCCATCAACATAAGTATACTTATCTTCGCTATGGTCTACACAAGATATAATATATTCTGCACCTGATTTATCAATCTTAATAACCTTAACTACTTTACCTGTTTGTATATTGGATAAAATATTAAATACAGAGCCAATAAGCGGAGTAATTAGGTTTGAAACGGTTACAGTATACGGAGAAACTGTACTATGTGAAGATATAGTTCCTGTAATATTCCCAGAACTATCTATACCATAGAATGTAGAAGTTTCTATTGGAAATGTCAATAACCTATCTATAACTATAGTTGTAGTGCCAGCACTTTGTGAACTACTAACCACCATACCTGCTTGCATTTGTTGAGTATTATCATTATCATATACTCGTACAAGTTCACCTACATGGTATGATAACCCTTGAAATAATACACTAAAATTAACCATACCAGTAAGTCGTGCATTGGTATATATAACAGTTCTAGCTTTCCTAGTAGCTTGTGCTTCATCTATACATCCAGGAAGCACAACATCTAAAGTTTGTAAACCATATCTAGTTGTAAGAGCAGATTCTTCAACTGTTACTGTGTCAGTTCTACCAAAGTAATTACTATTATTATAAGTTACATTAACTAGTGAGCAACGGGATTCTAAGTCATTAGAAGAGTAAGAAAACTTACCACCTATAATATTAGCATTAGTTACTTGTTTAGTTACTACTTGTCCTGCATGGTCATACATTACACTAATCTGCCCAAACTCATTTGTAGTGAAGTTTGCATTACAGATATTGAGTAGATACATTAGAAATGTAGGTACATTTTCTCTTGTATAAAACTGATTATGTATCTCATAACGTGGTAATGATACTGAAACACCATCAATAGTATGTGCTATACCTACATCACAGTATTGGGCTAAATTATATATAGCAATAAGGTCAATATCTGACTTAGGTATACCTAGACCACCATTACCTTTAGGTGTTATTAATACATATAATAAACAATAGGCTGGATTAGCTGAATATGCATAGTTTATTGGAGATACTATATCACTACCTGATAAAGCCAGTACAGGAACTTTAATACCTCTAGGTTTAAACATTATTTCGGGAATACTACCGCCAAACTGACTAGCATCTGTGAGAGTAATAGCTACTAAAGATGAATTAGGATAAGTATGTGCTACATCTTCAATAGCTATAGTAGATAACCATGAACACTTTGACATAAATTTAACTGTAGGGTCATCCACAGTTGTACGTGTTATACGTATGTTCCAATCTGTAATTGTATATGTACTTGTAGGTCTTTTAACTAATGTATCCCAACTATAAGGACTGGATGCTTTACCTGTTTTAGTTATATTACCTACATTTGTCCAGCCAGAATACCCACCTAATACGGAATGTGATTGAACTTCTACAGAATGTTCAACTGTATTACCATTTATATCACCATTTTCTGCTATATGTCGTAAAGATTCTAATGTAAGTGTTATTCTAGCAGAATTAAAATTGCCAGCAACATTAACACTATGACCTATACCTTGTAACATATTAGGAAAGTTAGTAGTTATAGAACTTTCTGTAGATGTGAATCCGCTTATAACAGTTTGATCTAATGTACCTGCTCGAAAATCTATAGTACCTATAAAATTAGTTGTGTAAGCTCCATTTTTATAGAAAGGTATTTGATTTAAGTATACATCAGGCATAACTGATCCAGTAGAACTAAGTTCACCTTCAGAAAGCACAAATAAAAGTTTAATCGTTTGTTTACTGTATAAAGTATCAGATGCTTCTACTGGAGTATGTGCATCACCACCACCTTTACCACCTTCACCATAAATAACTATATCATTACCTGCCTTATCTATATAATAATCTTGATTCATAACATATCCGCTGTTGTAATACTAGATGATATAAGTACACCACCACAATAAGGACTACCAAATACCATAGGTACACTACCACCTTGTTCCCGTATAAGAGGTGCACCATTAAATAAACTACTTTGTTTACTTTGTGTTTGACTTGGGTCAGATGAAAATGTAGGTGTTGGTGAGAGTGCAGACATAACAGAGCTTATTGCAAAACCTACAGCAGCTAAAATAGCTAGATTAGCCACAAGAGCTATAGCACCTGCAACAGCAGCACTTACAGCTAAACTACCTGTCATAGCTATAGATGCCGATAATACCATAGTAGCACTAATAGGTTCACTACCTGATATTTCAGCAATGATATAGAGAACTTTAAAGTCTGAAAGGTCAGTTAAAATAACTTCTGGAACTAGAACTACTGGTTCCTTATCTTCTAAACTTTTCCCAACAATATAACTAAATCTATTCTCTATAATCTTATCCGTATAGTCTTTACCTTTGATAAATTTAATAGAATTAAGTATACTCTGTATACTTGTTTCTTCTATAGTAAATTCATCTATATCTGAAAGAGAGTTAAATACTTTTACCAACATATTTTAATACCTTATGTATACGGTTTGAGAAGGTAACTAATGGAACTTCTACACTAAGCCTATCTTGATGTAATACATTACCATTATGGTATATACCAAGATGATTCTGAATCTTACCACCATAGTCAAGAACTAACAAGTTACCATTAACTAGATTCTCTGTATTATAACATTCTTCAAAGCCATATTCAACTATAAAATCCTCAAAGAGGTGTCCGGAGATGTTTAAGTCGCAAAAGTCTACATTAGCCTTATGGTCTGGTAGTATTACTCCTAGCTCATGCTTATAGTAATCCTGTACAAGGCTATAACAATCATTTATAAACCATATAAAAGGTCGTCCTATGTAGTCAGAAGAACTTTCCCTAGGAAACTCTAAAGCCTTAGTAACAGTCTCACCTTCTGAACATACTATAAGCCAAGGTAAGCCAGAAGTTTTCTGTCCAATTATATCTGCAAGTGAAGGAGTCCTAGTGTCATATACTTCAGGAACTTTTCTATCTCTACAATGGCTATGAACTATAGCTATAAGCTCACCTGCTTGTAAAAGCTCTAACGCAGATATACTAAAAGAATTTAATTTATCTTCGCTAGAGTTAGTAAATGGTATAAAGGAATCTTTAGTTACCCCACCACACATTTCTTCTGGATAACAAGCTAATGTATGGACTTTTATAGCTTCAAGTTGTTCTAGGTTAAGTTCTATCATAATTTACTACCTTATCGCTTTATTGATACCAAGTCCAGGAAAATCCCTTTTAAGCATTTGCCTAGCTGGTAAATATGCCCGTTCTTTATCTAATGCACTACGTAGTTCAAAACTTATACCTGTAGAATCATGGTTAAGTTTCTTAGCTATATAGTATTTTAAAGGAGGTGCAGATATAGCAGAACTAAGACTCAAGTATGTACCAAAAGTTCTAATATAAGTAACTTCTGAACCTATTAAATCTTCATAAACACTAACAAGTGTATTGAATAGATTAGCCCCAGTAATAGTAGAACCATATATATTAGCTACACTAAGCCTAGGTCTGGGAAATGCACCATCTGAACTTTGTGATAGTCCAGTTAAATCTATAGGATAAGGGTCATACTGTTGCTCTGCAAAAGTAACTTTACTTATACCATCAGATGCTAGGTTAGGAGTTAGAAAGAATACTCCAGAAGTCCCAGCAGTAATACCTATAGATGAACAATCTATTTTAAATAACTCTATGTAGGCTGGAAGTGTTGATTGTACAAGTATACTATCTGGTAATTTATCTGGTAATTTAACACTCATAAGTCAAATACCTGTGTTATCTTACATGATATAGAAACAACACCATTACCATGACCTTTAGCTTTTCTACTATATCCACTCTTATCCATACGAAACTTTTTTAAAGTTTCTCCAAAAGGAGTCCATGTTAATATACCCCATGAACCTACAGCAAGTAAAGCATTTTCAACTATAATAGCTTCAGATATAGTAAGCACTCCCCAGACAATATTCCAAGAGTCTATAGTATTATTAATACCATCTGGGGCTACTTGTTTATAACCATCACCAAACTGCCCTGTCAGTTCTCTAAAAAATGTAGTCTTATCACTATCATTAGTGATTTTTAAAGGTAATGGCATTGCAGTTAGTGTAGTCATAATCTTACCTTAGTCTTAGCTAAATGATGTAGTCTTATTTAATGAATTTCCAGGTCTACTAGCAGATGAAATCTCTTCTTTAGCTATATTACGCATGATAGACATACTAATAGCACTACCTAGTTCCGCTGGATTCTGGTCTTTAGTCGATTGTACTGTTACTGCTATATTATACACGTTTCCACCACTTTGTCCAGATTCTTTCTTACCCTCTTTTAAGAAGTTAGTAAAGTCCTTATTCTGATTTGGTGATAGTACACGTTCACCTTTGTCTAATAGATATGTTTGTTCACTAGGTACATTAGTCATACCACCATGAGCAGCAGGCATAGGTGCAGCCATTACAGCAGCTAATTGAATAGCCCCTATTGCATAAGCTATAGGTACAGCAGCAACCGCTAAAGGGATACCAAGAATAGGTATAGATGCTTGAGACAAAGCTAATCTAGTAGCTAATGCCGCAGTATCCATTATAATCTCAGCTATCTTTAGCATCTTATAAGCTAAGAAGGCTACTTTAGCTTGTTTACTTTGAGCACCATAGGCTTTAATAGCTATAGAAGTCATAGATTCAGCAGCAGTAGCAGCCATAGCAGCAGTACCAGCGTAATAGTCTAAATTTAATAACTTTGATTTTGTATTATAATCTTCATTTATTTTCGCTTTATCAGCAGTAAATTTCTTATGAGCTTCTAGTGCTTGCATATTAGGGTCTAAAGTAACAGCACCTAAAGCTAACTGTCTATCGTTTTCTAATGTAGATTGTTCTGAACTTGCTTTCATACTAGAGGTAGCAAAACTACCTAGACCTGAAGTACCAAATCTAGTAGTTATATCTTTACCTAAACCACTAGGAGCAGCCTTAGCTAATATTTGCGCTTTATTAGCTTCTATATCCTGTCTAAGCTTAATCTTTTCTAAAGGACTTTGAGCTAACTCACCTTGTAACATTAACTGTTCTTGTAAACCTCTATTCTTTTCCTTTATAATCTCTATTTCTTTTAACTTTAATCCTGTTACTTCGGTTATATAATCTGCTTCGGTAGTTAATCCTGAAAGATACCTATTATTAATATTATCAGACTCAGTGACAAGTTTATTACTAGCATCTTTAGCTTTATTGTCTATAAGTTGTAAAGCATAAGCTCTACTTTCTACAACATAAGTACGTTTACCTATCTCTTCTAACTTAACTTGTGCTTGAGCTTTCTCTCTTAACAGGTCATTATATTTCTCTACGCCAGCAGTATCACCAGAACTTTTAGCTATAGCAAGTAATCTATTTGTAGCAGCTATCTGTTGTTGATAATCTTTATCCTGCAATGCTTTCTTCTGGTTGTAGAAGTCTTGTACTGACATTACTTGATCTTGTCGAGCGTAGTCTAATCGTAGTAAGTCATCTTCTATAGCTAAAGTAGCATCTTTAGAATCACGTATAATATCTTTATAGTTATCTCTACGTTCTCCTGCGCCAGCAGCTTTAGCCCCACTCTCACTAGATTTATTAAAACTATCTACAGCATCTTTTCTAGCTCTGTAGATTTCTTCATCCATCTTAGCTATAGTAGCTTTAGCATCTGCTACTTGGTTTGTGGAAGGTTTTAAACCTATAGCAAGTTTAGCATCTTCACTTTTACTAACTACAGCTCGTAATTCTTCTATATCTTTAATCCAAGCTCCTGTTTTTAATTTACTTTCAGCATAATCAGCAGCTTCTCTACTTGATTTAGCAAATTTACCTAATGTGGATTTATGCTTCTCAACTATATCATCTATAGATGTAGCATTAGCTAATTTAATACGAGCTTCTTCTTCCGCTTTAGCATTAGTTAAATCTTCTTTAGCTATTCTTTGTCTTTCATGGTAATAATCTGACCAATACTTTAAAGACTCTTGAGCAGCTTCTAGTTGAGTTTTACCACCTAAATCTGGTTGTTTAATGTCAGGAGTACGTGAAGCATCTTCTAAAGCCTTTTGAGCTTTAATAACCTCAGCTTTACCTTTAATAACTTCTACATCTTTCTCAGCTTGTAAATCTATAGTAGGTATAGCATTAGAAGTATTTTTTAAATTATTTAACTCTGTTTGATGTTCTATCATAGCTCTATAAGAGTTATTAACAGATTCTAAAGGTTTAATAAGATTATTAGCTTGTTGATACCAGTAGTACATTCCAGCCCCTATAGCAGTAATAGCTATAGCTAAGGGGTTAAAAAATGCAGTAGTAACACCTAATATTTTAATAACATTTATAGCTTCATAAGCTTTTATAACTACATTAGCTAAACCTACAGCAACTAAACCTAATGTAACAGATAAACCAACTTTTAACGAATCACTAAGAGTTTCAGTACCATTTAATAATCCTGTTACGCTTGTAGTCATACTTGTTATAGTTTTAACTACAGAAAGCATTTTAGTAGAGGTTTCTCCGTATATAGTTTCACCTAAAAGTATAAAGCTATTTTGCATACGCCCTATATTAGCATTAAGACCTTGACTAGCTAAGGCAAAAGCAGGTTCAAACCTTGTAACCATAAAGTTGGTAAATTCTACCATAGTATCTTTAGCGTATACCGTTCCTTGCTTCATACGTTTAGATAATTCTTCTGGTAGAATCTTCATACTAGCTGCAAAAGATGCAAAAGCTCCAGGAAGTAAGTTACCTAATTGCTTTACAAGTTCTTCACTTTGTACCTTACCTTTATTAAATATCTGTGCCATTGCTAAAAATACACCATTAGCTTTTTCGGCTGGTAGATGTAGTCCTGTAATAACTGTATCTAAGTTAGTAAACATTTTCCAAGTAGATTCTAAACTAGCTCCTGCAAGACTTGTTGACGCTTGAAAACCTTTAAAATTATCTCTTAAAATCCCTAAATTAATACCAGTACGATCTGCTTCTTTAGCTAAAGTAGATAACATACTACTCATCCCAGCAGAACTTCCTACAGTAGCTTCTAAACTAGCTTTAATGGAATCAAGTTCTATACCAATTCTAGGTATAGCTTGTAAGGAAGTAGCTACAAGATTAATTGTAGTATTCCAGATTCTATAAGCACCAATAGCTTCACCAACACGAATAAATAAATTCCTATGCCGTTCAGTAGTTGATGCGATAGCTTGTTCATGTGTATGTAAAGCATTATTACTAGATACAATAGAATCTGTATACTGTCGCATAGCCACTGCAGTAGCAGTAGAACTCGTAGTAGGAGAAGTTCTTCCAGATGCTACAGATGCTCTAATAGCATTTAACTGTGCTTGTAAAGTTTGTTCTGCTTGCCTAGTAGCTTCATTAGCTCTAGCACGTTGAGCTTGTACTGAATTAATACCATGAACTTGTTCAGCAGTTTGAATATCTATAGAAGAACGCATACGTGCTTCTTGTTCAGATAGAGAGCTATTAAATGTAGCTACACGTCTAGCGGCAGCTTGTTGTTCTATCCTACCTGTAGCTTCATTAAAGTTTCTAACAAGAGCTAGGTTACTATCTAATGTAGCAGCTCCCCCAGTACCCGTACCATAGTTAAATCCACCTACGGGTCTTGTAGCAGCAGGTGTTGTAGTACCTGTAGCAGCCCCAGTTAGACTATAAGATTTAGCTTTTGCTACTTGTTCAACAGCTTGCAGTCTTTGAATACGATATATTTCTAACTGCGTAGCTACTTCTTTATCTAAAACTTCTTGATATTTGTTATGACTAGCTACAGCTTTTGCTATATTATCTGCTGCAAAGTTCCAACCTCTACCATGTGCAGCTAGAGTTTTATTAGCCTTTGCTATCTTAGTTTCAAGGTCTTTTAAAGGTTGAGCTTGTTTATCTAACTGAGCTTTAATAGCTGCATCAATAAGTTTAACTTGATCTAAATGCCCTTGTAGAATTGCCTTTCTACTTGTATCAAGCTGAATTAACTTTTCAGAAGCTTTTGCTACTTCTGCTACAGCACCTACTTGATCCTTAATAAGTTTTACAATAGTTTGTCCACTAGAAGTATCAGTCTCTAGTTTAAGTTTCAGTATTAGATTCTTGGTCTGGTCTGCCATTGCTTGTATCCTTGGGAAGTATTATACTAAGATACCCCGAATGGATATACGGGATAGATGCTAAACCATGTGTTATAAGTACCTCACTATCTTTAATAAGTTCTACTAGAATAACTGAGTCAAGAGAATGAAACTCATTAACCACATAGTTATTTACTACAGTATATATATCAAAAATAGGTTTTAAATCTTCCCATATATAGAAGGTGATTGATTCATCTGTATCTTCTTCTATCTCTGGTTCTATATCTTCTACTAACTCAGGAAAAGCTCTAGCAAAAGTATCATCATCTGCGCGGCTTTTAGCTAATAGTTCCGCATTAGGTTCAGGTAAAGATGCCCAACCTAATGCTTCACCAGCCGCTATTAGTTTTTTCTTTCAGAATCTTTTAAAGAAATATTAAATACTGATTCTGTTACTGCTTGTGTAAGCGAGTCTCTGAAGAAAGGAGAGTCTAAATACATATCTAGGAGGACGACTAGACATGAATCTACATCTTTCCAAAGAGACTCAATAGGTTTAGCATCACGAGTATCAGGGATTAAAAGGTCAGTTACTTTACCTTCAGTATCTTCTATACTCAATGATGCGTTTTTAATATATAAGATATGAGATTTATAGAAACCTTGTAGAATATCCATTTGTGTAGCATTTGCTTCATCAATCAAAACTTCAAGTTCAGCTATTTTTCTATCAATTTGGTCATAAGACAATTCACTATCTGCTTTAACTAAATCTAATTCTTTAATTAAACGTGCTATTTTAGTAGTGTCTATAGCAGTTTGAAATTCCTTTCTAACTTGTTCTACTTCTGTATTATTATAGGCTTTAATACCTAGAGTAATGTTATCTTTAACACCTGTAGCTTGTACAAGTTTCTCTGTAAATGGTTTAGATGTTTTAATATATAATTTAACAGCCATGATGTGTCCTCAAGGAGTTTGTTTAGGCAAGATTGCCTCTATAGGTAAAAAGAGGGTTGTTACACCCTCAGAATTGTTTACTAGCTAAAGATAATATCAGTATAACCTACACTTCTAAAACCTAAATCTTGACCAGTATAGTTAGCTACTTTACTAGCAGTTACTTTAGTAAGTTCAAGTTTACGGAAAATAACAGTAACTACTTTACCAGCACTATCCGCTATATCAGAATAGTTTAAAGTAAGTTTATGTAAAGATTCTAATTTAGTATCAGGATTATAAGTCGCAGCAGATGTATCTTCTAAAATAGTAAGAGTTACATCTGTAGGTGAAGCACCTTTAGACCAACCATCAACTGAAGAGGTCATATATCTACTGTATTCAAAACCTGTAAGATTAGGAGCTGTTACTTTATTAAATACAATATTAGTAGTACCTGTAGGCAGTGCAGGCGGTGTGAAAGATACACTTGTAGGTTCAGTAGAACCAGACCATACCTCTAATAAAGCTAAATTAACTGTAGTAGATTTAATACTTTCAGAAATTGTAGTCTTTTGGTTCTGGAAATCAGCAACAATAGAAAGTTTTTCTGCTGATAGTGTAGCAGGTACGTTACCTTGATAATTAAATTTCAATTTAGGTTTAGTACCTAAGTTTACATCAAAATCAAATAAACCTCTAGCATTAGTAATAGTATATGTTTTTTGAGTAGTTGTAAGGTCAGGAGATGATCTACGAATCTCAATAGTCATATACTTATTAGATGCAGTAGCATTACTAATAGTATACTTACCCACACCCATAGTTACCGACATGCCTGAAGATTGAAACCAATCTACCATAGGAACTTCTGATACTAAAGGTGTAGCACTTGTAGTACCTTTAACTGGTAAAAAAGTCTCAAAATCAAACTTAGCAAAACGATCTGTAATAACTGTAGCTTCATCACGATTAAGTTCATCACCTGTGTATTGAAAGGCTTCTGAAGTTAAATCAACTGCAAAGTTTAAATTAAGTACAGCTAAAGCATTTTTTGGACCAAGTGCTGTTCTAAATGCAGAGGCAGCTATAACTACAAGACTATTAGCTTCAAGTATAATAGCAGTATCAGATGTTACTGTTAAAACACGCCCTACAATAATATCTGTAGCATTAGTAATATAACTACCTAACGCAACTTCTGTTAGAAACTTAGTACCTACTCCTGTTACAGCCGTAGTGGATAATGATGTAGTTACTGTACCAGTAGGTGCTGTATTGATTACAGATACATTCTCTGCAATTTGAGCACAACCATAGATAGCGATTGCTTTTTCATGGAATTTAGCTAATTGAGCCATTAGATAACCTCAGGTGTTAGTGCAGGGCATGGAGCAACATACTCTACTGGTGGAATAGCATCTTCATCTAAATCTAGTTGCTCTCTTAATTCTTCTAACTCACCTTCAGAGTAGTCTGGACTACATAGTTCTAGTCTACCATCTGGATGTTCAATATATACTGACATACTTACCTCTTTAATATAATATTATGAAATTCTAGGAAAGACAAGACCTACTACTTCTTGCCACCATACTTTAGTACCAGTTTTAACTATCATATTACCTTCTACAAAGAATAAACTAGAGAAGTCACTGTCGTTTACGAATGGAGTAAACCCTGCATAGGCTTCAGCTATAGCAGTTCGTGTAGATACTAGAGAACTTCTCTCACATACAAACTGTATAGTTGT